TCGAGAGAGAAACAGAATATATGGCGATTGCGGAGAAACGTATCAAGGACGCGCAACAACAGATGAGGCTTGACCTATGACCGATAAGCGCATCCCTGTATTCGTGGTTGGTTACCAGCCACGTGAGAGTATTCTCCCCGATGATTACCGTGATTTCCGTGTGGGGACACGGTTTGACTTTGTAGAGGCGGTGGAGATGGCGCGGGCTGGCGTGTTCCCGCCTGGCATCATCCTGCAAGCGCCGGGCGGCGTGCCGTGCGTGATCGAGGGGGCGTATGAAACTAACCAGGTGGCTGTACCTTTGGAGGTGGAATGAGCGCAATCGTTGTGTGGCTGGTGATCATCTCGCTTGTGGTGCTGGCGATGCTGACAATTATTATCCTGTTCCTGGCGCTGTGGATGACGGGAGACGAATGACGAAACTCGATGTTCATTTTACGCGGCGGGAAATTCAGGTGCTACAGGGAATTGTGAACGCGCTGACCTATAAGCAGATCGGGCTGGCGATGGGTATTAGTGATAGGACGGTAAAAACTTATGTCTCCTCCATCCGTAAAAAATGCGATTGTCAGACCATCGCGGCGGCCGTGGCGCTCGCCGTTGTGCTTGACCTGGTGAGCGTGCCTATAAGAATTGAGGTGCATTATGAAGGGGATTAAATTCGTTTGCGACAAGTGCGGGGATTCCTTGACCGTGATCCATTATCACTGCCACGCGGACGGGTGCGAGGGAGTTATGAAGCCGGATCTAAACCAGGCGCTTGTCAAGCGGCTGATAGAGGACGCTGAATACTGGTTTTCCAGGCGGCCGCTATCCTACGACCAAGCGGAAGGCGCAGAGCAGGCTGAAGCGCACATGAAATTGATAGCGGAATTAAAAACTTCCCTTTTTGCGTAATAGACAAGGGTGCGTGATCGGTGTAATGTAATTCAGTAGCACAATTATTCTACAGGAGCAAACATGAATCTGACTTCCGAGTTACTTGTTTCCATCGCTGGTATTGTCCTCTCCCTGCTTTTCTCCTACATTCCCGGCCTGCGCGTGTGGTTCGCTGCGCTCGCGGCAGAGAAGAAACAGCTCATCATGCTGGCGTCGCTCGTGGTCGTGACCGGCGGCGTGTTCGGGCTTGGCTGCGCGGGTGTGCTGGACATCGGCATCCCCTGCGACAAGGGCGGCGTGATCGCCATAATCCGGCTGCTCATCCTGGCGCTAATTGCAAACCAATCCACCTACCTCATCAGTCCGCAGACAAACGACGTGATAATTGCCAAACAGCTGCGCGACGATGGGGAGCTGGACGGGTGCGGATAGTTTCCTATTCTCCAGTCTGGAGGGCGGCACGTGCGGAACAATTACAACGGCGAACCCGAACACACGGGGTTAAAACCTTTCCAATACCGCATACACTGACTGCCCTCCAGATCGGAGACCGGGAATAATGACGGAACAAATTGCCATTGAGGCAAGCGCAGAGGTGCGCCAAATTAAGACGATGGCAGATTTTACTGTCACCGTCTCGCTTAATTTTCCGGAGCAGTTTCGAGAGCAGGCAAAAAAATTTATTGATTGGCAAGGTAAGATGGTAAGAATAGCTGCTGTTGTAGAAGAAGTGTAACAATATGGACGAAATAGAACTTAAAACAGCTATGTTGGAACTCAAGGAGACTCCCGACAGACTAAACCTTGTCTATGCGTTGGTCGATAAAAACTTTAACAAAACCGAAGCGCTGAAGAAAATAAACAGATCAAAAAGCTGGCTTTATTCAATGCCTCAAGAGGACGTTGATTATTTGATTGGTTTGGCAAGGGAGTATAACCTCGCTACAAAAATGCGTGCTATGGAAATTTTAGAGGCTGCCGTTCCGAAAGCGGCTGATGTGCAAGTAAAGTTGTTAGATTCCCGTGACGACAGGGTAAAACAGGCCGCTGCAACACAAGTATTAGACAGGGGTATAGGAAAAGTTACGGACAACGTGGACATTAAAAGTGGCGGAAAGACAATCAAAATAAACGTCAAGTTAACCGACGATGATTAGTGAGTATGATATTTCAATAGCAAGCAAGGTGTTTAATTCTGTGTATTTGCAGCACCTTAACAACCTATCACGAACACAGATATATTTTGGAGGGAGCGCGTCTGGCAAGTCAAAGTTTTTGTCACAACGCACGATATACGACATATTACAGGGTGGCAGAAATTACCTGATAACCAGGCAGGTTGGTAGAACCATACGCGGATCTGTTTTCACAGAAATAAATAAAGTGATCAACGAGTGGGAATTAGAAAATTTATTCCAGGTTAATAAGTCAGACATGCTGATTACTTGCGAGAATGGTTATCAGATAATATTTGCGGGGCTTGACGACGTTGAAAAGCTAAAATCTCTTACCCCATCAAGGGGTGAAATAACCGATGTGTGGGTAGAAGAGGCGACTGAAATTGAAAAGAACTCGCTAAAGCAGCTGTACAAGCGCCAAAGGGGTGGAAGCGAAAAAACAAGCAAGCGGATAACGTTGTCTTTTAACCCGATACTCCAAACACATTGGCTATATAAGGATTATTTTGCGAGTCTTGGCTGGGCAGACGAACAAACAGAATACAATAATGGCGCATTGTCTATTCTAAAGACTACGTACAAAGACAATAAATTTCTTACCAGTGATGACATAAAAGACCTGGAGAACGAAACAGACCCGTATTATTATAGTGTTTACACGCTCGGAAACTGGGGCATACTTGGCAATGTCATATTTACTAATTTTAGGATAGAAGACCTATCGAGCAAGAGAGACCAATTTACAAATAGGCGCGTCGGATTAGACTTTGGGTTTGCGAGTGATCCTGCGGCTATGCCGGTCACGCACTACGACAAAGCACGAAAAACAATCTATGTATATGACGAGATATACGAAACCGGATTAACCAACGATACGCTGGCAATTGAGATAAGCAGAAAGACCGGAGACAGGGTTGTTTGTGACAGCTCAGAACCGAAGTCGATTGCAGAATTGAATAAATACGGCGTTCACGCGGTAGGAGCAAAGAAGGGCAAGGATTCTGTGACGTTTGGCATTGACTGGCTGAAACAGCAGGAGATCATCATAGACGCGGGCTGTATCAATATGCGGAATGAATTATCACAATACAAGTGGAAAGAGGACGCGGGAGGGAACGCGCTAAAAGTTCCGGTGGATAAAAATAACCACCTGATAGACGCGCTCCGTTATGCGTATGAAAACGACATGGAGGGCTTTAGTCCTCGCAGCGTTGTGGCGTTTGCCGGATAGGAGCAACAAATGGGATTGTTCGATAAAGTCTTAACCCGCATGGGGTACATGAAAGCGCCGCAGGAACTTCCAAAATGGCTGGCGCAGGCGGCTGATATTGAGTCATTGTCCTACCCGCAATACACGGACAACAATAATAAACTGTCTTATTTTCAGCGCGTCTCATGGGTGAATATTGCCGTTGATAAAGTGGCGACCATCGGGAGCGGCGCGAAATGGAATGTGAAAAAGCGGGAGGGGGAGGAAACCGTTGACGTACCGAATCACGAGTTTGAGCGGCTGATAGACGCGCCTAACCCGACCATGAGCCGGAGCGATCTTATCTATGCCACGCTCGCGTATATGTCGGTGTGCAATACCGCTTACTGGTGGGTGAACTACGGCACGAACCGCCAACCGGTAGAGTTGTGGCTGATACCGACGAGGCAAATATCCCCTATCCCTGACGGCAAAATGTTTATCAAGGGGTACGACTACGACCCCGGCGACGGGAGGCTTATCCGGCTTGAAACGCAGGAAGTGATCGCCTTCAACGGATTTAACCCTGATAGCATGTTCACGGGCATGAGCAACCTTGACCCGCTGCGTACCATCATGGATTCTGATATTGGAATGCAGCAATGGAATAAAAAGTTATTCGTCAGAAGTAATGGGCGCTTGCCTGGAATACTCGCGTTTGCCGACCCTATCCCTGATGATGATTGGTCGATGATCCAGTCGGACGTTGATAAAGCAGCGGCAATGAGAAACTTTATGATGCTCCGCAATGTCAAGGCGGGCGGGGTGCAATGGTTACAGGCCACAGCCTCACAGAAGGACATGGAATTTCTGAACAGCAGGCTCGCCAACAGGGATGAGATTTA